ATTGGGATATTCTCAAGGAAGAAGCAGGTCAGCTTGAAAGCGAAATCCGAAACGAAGAATATAGATTAAAGAATGCTAAACGGAATCTGAAATTGATTCAGAACGAGTTCAAACATGGAAGATAATGGATAAATATTTATTCTTAGATATTGATGGAGTAATCGCAACACCAGAAACATTAAAAAATGGCATGTGGGGACTAACTCCAGAGAAACAAGATTTGCTTGGGGTAATTTTAGAAAAAACTGATGCGAAAATTGTTCTTAGTAGTAGTTGGAGAAAACACACACTCGAAGATACTATTATTTATATGAATGAACAAGGTTTTAATTACTCCAATAAAATAGTTGGAATTACAATAAGGGCATATCATTATATTCAAAAGGGTGTTCACTTATCAATTCCAAGGGGTGTTGAAATTAAACAATGGTTAGATACCCACGTAATATACCCTTGGTATGGATATCCTGAACGTAATGATGAGTTTAAAATATATAATGATGATGGTAGTTTTAAAATGATGCGTCATAATGTTAAAAACTAAAAAGAAAAAAGTGGCTACAACACTAAAACATTTTGGGGTTGATAATGTTTCTAAATCTAAAGAGATTAAAGAAAAAAAAATAAAAACTTGTCAAAATAATTATGGTGTTGATTACCCCTCACAATCACAAAAAATTATGGATAGATATGTGAAAACGATTCAGAAGAAATATGGTATTGAATTTACCAATATTAGTCAAATACCAGAAATTATGGATAAAAAAATTAGGTCAGGCATTAAAACAAAGAAATATACATTACCATCAGGGAGAATTGTGAAAGTTCAGGGATATGAATCACATGGTATTGAATTTTTATTAAAACGTGGAATATCTGAAAATGATATAATTGTTGGAAACAGAGAAATAGAAGAAAAAATTGGTGTGATTTGGTTTTATGACGAGAAAAAAAATAAAAATCGTAGATATTTTCCTGATATATTTGTGATATCACTAAACACTATTTATGAGGTTAAATCTACATATACAATGAATCTAAATGTTAAATTAATTAAATTAAAAAAAGAATCCATTCTTGAGAAGGGAATGAAATACGAATTTTTGGTTTTTAATAATAATGGAGATAAAATAGAACAATAAAAATAATTATGACAGATACTCAATTAATTGAAAAGGTACTCAATTCAAACAAACCACAGGATATATTAATTGGTGACTGGAAACCCATTTATAAATCTTATAGCAGACTTATTCATCCCGACACATGTCGTCAACCCAAAGCAAGTGATGCAATGGCTAAACTGAATGAGTATAAAGATTTATTAACAAATGGTGTCGAATATCAAGATGAAACAGGTTCATTTAGGGTATTTGAAAAGAAAATTGTTTATAAGGTTACTGATGATAATCGTGACTTAATTAGAAAATCTTTTGAAAATTATAAGATATTGAAGCACAAGACTGACAAAGCGTCACTTGGTTTTCATAGATATCTGCCAGATAGTATGCGTCTAAATGCTAACGAATTAATAATTAATTTGAAAGATCGTGCAGTTCCACTCACTGGAGAAAAATTACCACAGATTCATGTTAACTGGCTCTTTAGTAGGATGTTCGAGATTTCTCTGTGGTTTAGTAAGATTGGGTATTCTCATATGGGTATGAACCCCACAACAGTTTTCGTAGTCCCTGAAACTCACGGTATTATAATAATTTCTTTCTATCATATGAGTCATTTAGATACCAAAGCCGATACAATATCTGCAAGATATAAAATGTGGTATCCAACCACGCTTTTCATCAAAAAGATTAGTACTCAGGATATTGATTTAGAACTCTGTAAAAAAATTGCACTATATTTGTTAGGTGATAGGTCAGCAGCAGGTACAAAATTGAAAAGGGATAAAGATGTTAATCAAGAGGTATTAATATTCCTGCTGACCAAACATCAAAATGAAGTTGAAGACTATACTCAATATAGAAAAATATTAGAAAAAAACTTCGAAAAGAAATTTTATCCATTAAATTTGTAACCTTTTAAAATAATTTTTGTATAATTGTACTCAGAAATATAAATAAATAAGTAATATTAATTAAAAATTCTAACAATGGGAATTAACAGTAATGAAACCAAATCTTTTGAAGAAATGGCTATTGAACAGAATGAACAGGAAAACGTAGAAACCCCTGTAACCGAAAAAGCGGTTGAAGAAACTACTAAAGAAGTAACTGAAGAAGTTACCGATAATGAGGAAATCGTAACACCTGAATAATTATGGGATATAGCACATGGTCGGCAGACGCACATACCAGCTTGACTTCAAGCAAAGGTTATGCACACAAAACTGCTGATGCAATCTTTTCTAAGAGCATCAGTAATGACATGAACCCTATTAATCTGGATATCAGAGAAGCACGTGACAGTGACGCTCACCCAGAATCATTAGCCGTAATGGTATGGCTTGATGTAACAGGTAGCATGGGTAGAATCCCTGAATCTATCGTCAAAGACAAACTTCCTGCTTTGATGAACACTCTTATTGATAATGGCATCGAACACCCTCAGATTCTCTTCGGAGCAATTGGTGATCATTATTCTGATAGAAGTCCACTCCAAGTTGGTCAATACGAATCTGGTACAGAAGAACTTGACAACTGGCTTTCCAGTATCTATCCTGAAGGTAATGGTGGTGGTCAGAATATGGAGTCATATCTTCTTGCATGGCTTGTTGCTGGTCGTCATACCAGTATTGATTGCTTTGAAAAACGTAATGAAAAAGGTTTTCTTATCACAATTGGTGATGAAAAGAGTTGGGATAAACTCGAAGTCGATAAATTAAAAGACCTTCTTGGCTACGCACAAGGAGAAGAATTAACTGACGTTCAGTTGCTTGAAGAAGCACAACGACTTTATAATGTGTATCATATCCATATTAATGAAACCAGTTACCGTGATGACCCAGAGGTTATAGGTTATTGGAAAAAGATGCTTGGTGAAAGACTTATTGTATTGGATGATTATAATGCGGTTTGTGAAACTATTTCAACACTGGTTGCTATTCAGCATGGCGTGGATTTGGCTTCAATCACAAGTAAATTTGACCCAAAAATCAAAGGTTTAGTTACTACGGCTCTGGCAACAGTTATTAAAGGTTCGATTATATCGGCAAATGATGACGGTGTTATTGACTTGTAAGATGAACTGATATAATAAAAAAGGGAACTGGTGAAAATTAGTTCCCTTTTTTTGTAACCTTTAATAAAAATATTCGTATAATCGCATTATGATAGAACCACGAACATATAATGATTGTATTAATGATGTTGAAGTGAGCTTCCAAAGTGATGCCAAACAATCAACAATTGATGCATTGGAATTTAATGGTGAGTGGTATGTGGTGCGTGAAATTTTACATGATTGGGGTTATACTGTAATTGAAAATATATCACTTAATTAATTATGGAAATTAGTATTGTATTAGGTTTTAATTTTCGTAGTATTTATATATAAATATTATTATGGAAATCTATAAAATTACAAATACTATAACACAAGATTTTTATATCGGCTCTGCAATTAATTTTAAAAATAGAAAATGGGGTCATATTAGTTCTTTGAGGAAAAATAAACATAAAAATCAATTTGTTCAAAATTCTTGGAATAAATATGGTGAAGAAGCATTTATTTTTGAGGTTCTTGAAGTTATTGATAAAAAAGAAAATTTAATACTACGAGAACAATATTGGATTGATACGTTATCACCAACATTTAATTTTTCAAAAATTGCTGGTAGTCCTTTAGGTGTTAAACACACACAAAAATCAAGGAAAAATATGTCATTAGCACATATTGGTTTAACGAAGGAAGAGCGAGGACATGAAGAAGATTGTGAGTGTCCTATTTGTAATCATAGGTCAGGTAAAAATAGTCCTCGATATATTCCACGTGAAGAACGAATTTGTGTTTGTGGATGTAATCGTTCATTTACTTGCATGATTAATTCAAAGAAAAAATTCATTTCGGGACATAATAAGTCTCAATTGGGAAGAAAAAGAACAATCGATAGTATTGAAAAACAAAAAAAAGGGTTGAAATTATATTATGAAAACGGTGGAGTAAATCCTAATTTAAATAAACATTTAAGTGATGGAACAAAACTGAAAATAAGTAATAGTAAATCAATAGCAATATTACAGTATGATATATCTAATAATTATGTTCAGGAATGGAAAAGTGCAAAAGTTGCTGCAACTATTCTAAAAATATCAGAATCAAATATTAATGGTTGCTTGAAAGGTAGGAGAAAAACATGTAGTAAATTTATTTGGAAATATAAACATAAAAATTAATAGAATGAGTAAGGTTCATATCGTGGTCGGGCTTGGCTTCGGTGACGAAGGTAAAGGTTCTTTCGTCAATTATCTTTGCAGTAAAGCAAAGAATCCGTTAGTAATAAGATTTAGTGGTGGTCACCAAGTGGGACACACTGTCGTTGTTGATGATAAAAGACACGTGTTCTCGAATTTCGGTTCAGGAACGTTACGAGGCGCACCAACTTATTGGTCAGAATACTGTACAGTTAATCCCGTTGGTGTTCAGAAAGAAGGAAATGCATTAAGGGCAATGGGTCTTAATCCTCGTTTAATAATTAACTCTAATGCAATGGTGACAACACCATTTGATATTGTAAAAAATCATAATCTTGATGCGGGTAATAATCATGGAAGTGTTGGAGTTGGTTTCGGAACTACCATTCAAAGAAATGAAGACCATTATCGTTTCTATGTCAGAGACCTTCAATATCCTGAAATTCGTAATATTAAATTCAAAAACATAATCAATAAATATTATGGCTCTAATTTTAATTCACCAAAAACTCCACAACGAAATAATAAAGTTACAGAAAGACTTTATAATGAATTTATTCCTGCCTGTGATGAACTTATAGAAAGATATGAAGTTGTTGATAATCTCGATGATTATCAAGACATGGATTGGATTTTTGAAGGGAGTCAAGGAATTATGTTAGATATGGACTACGGTTTCTTCCCACATGTTACCAGAAGTAACACGACTTCCAGAAACGCAATAGAAATACTTAAGAATGCTGGTGTTCCTTATGACGCACTGAGGACTTATTACGTCACTCGTGCATATCAGACCCGTCATGGTAATGGGGAAATGACAAATGATGGTCTTGATAACACCTATATTAAAGACAATCATTTAGAAACTAATATTGAAGGGTTTCAGGGGGCATTCAGAAAATCTGTATTGGATTTAGATATGTTGAAATATGCTATTGAAT